GAGAAGTAAAATCGACATAGCTTATAAACATCTTGATGGTGAGCAATTAGGTACTTACAATAATGTTATTAAGAAAAATAGTTATAGCGTTTACTATAGCCTTGAATCAGTATCAGGTGCAGATAATATTAAGAAGGCAGAAGATACCTTAAAATACGATTCTCAATTAATTAAACCTGCCGAATTAAAGGACCTATTAAGTAATACTCTTGGAGCAGAGATAGCAAAAGTGGATTACATTGGATATTTAGAATCTAAAGGAGGCTTAAATAAAGTACTTATTAATACGGTTAAGGAACTTTACGGAGTTTCGGATGAAAATGTAGTAGAGGTTAAGAAGGTTGAGTATATGAATATTGATGATGCAGTTGATTGGGAATCTTATAATAAATTAAAATCAGAACCTCTTAAGAAGGATATTATTAAATTTCTATACAAAACTGCAGAGAAGGCTCCTCCTTATAAAATTAAAAAATCGAGTGGAGAAGAAGGCGGAGGTACGCAGTCTATTATAGTTAAGCAGTTGCAGTCAAAATACGATTTAGGTTTAAATCCTAATCTTAAAAATAAATCATTACCTCCAATATACGATGTATTAGTAAAATGTATAGAGCAGGGTAAAACTCTACTTATAGTAGATGATAATATGCATGCCGGTATAGACTTTTATAAAATTTTCGGAGCAGTAAGGGATCTTACAGATAAATTAAAAGAAGTAAATGCTAGGCCTACTGCTGATGAGGAAAGCGCAGAAGAAAAATTAGCGTCATGGGAGAGGCATCCTAAGCGTAAAACATCGTCTCATGTACAACAAGAAATTGAAAGATTGGAAAAGATTTTAAAGGTACGTAGAGAAAGGATTGAATTGATAAATAGAGATTTAAATGGAAGTAATCAACGTATCTTCGGATACGTATTGTATAATTTAACTTCGCAAGATATTAAAGGTTAAAATTAAATAATGTATCGCTTGATAATAGAACATATCGTCCGTGAGGCAGTCTTAGAGGCTCGCTCTCAATCTACTACCCGTAAAGTTAGAGATGCTATTGTTGCCTCTGACCCTTCTCATATTAAGGCTGCGCAGTTAATTAATAGGGTGTTCGCGCCGGACTTATCTACAGAAGATCTAATTAAGGTAATTGAGAGCCTCTACAGTACAGAAGTTAAGGTTATTGAACCTACTGCAGCTGGAAGTGAGAGTTCTAAGTTTCCTACTTTAGAATTTGATATAAATGGTGTTGATGTAAGAATTGTACATGCTAAAGGTATTGTAGCAGGGGCTGAAGGTGAATCTAAGCAAGAAGCTACTATTCAAAAACAAATAGAAGATTTTGGACACTCTATTACATTAGAGATTATAGATGCTCAAGGTAAGAAACATACGTTTAAAAATATTGACGGTTTTGTTAAGGTAACGGGTAATAAAAAGGCGGATTTTGCTTTCACTGTTAATCAAAAACCTACTATATTTCTTCAGCATAAAAGTCCATCGCATCAACAGATGTCCGGCATTGCTAAATTTAATCGAGAAGATTATCCAGAAGTAGATACTTTTATTGATAAGGTTTCTGGATCAGTTCAAGCTTCGCCTGCAGGGCGTTTAGATAAGCCTATGTCTCAAGAAATTACAGATCCTAAGTTAAAGATAGCTGCTGTTTATGGAAGTCAAAATGGTACAGCAGATGGAGTTCAATTATACTGTATTGGTGATTTAGGATTAGAGGGAGAGGGAGCTGTTAAACAATTGACTGCTAATAAAGTATATGTCTACCCGGAAATACCGGTAGGGCTAGATGCTCCTACTTTAGGTGCTACTTATAGAAAAGATAGAAATCAATACGGTATTCCGAATGTTAGATTTGGTATCTATCCGGCTAGTTACATTAGCAATTCCTAACTATTTATTAATATGATAAAACTATCCGAAGTTATTGGTAAAGAGTTTCAACCTAGCGAAAAATCTAGGATGAAGAACTTCCTTAAGAGAGGTTCTAGAGATCAAGAAGCTATCCATGTAGACAACCCTGCAAATACTCAATATCAAGTAGGAAAGACTTTTGACGATCCGAGTGGAGTGTTTGAGGATCAAGGTCAATTAGAGAAAATGCAGCAAGCTCTCATTGGAAGAGAGTTTCAAACTCTTGAGGACTTAAGTAAGATGTGCTCTAGATTAAGACAATCTGGATATGTACAATCTGATATCGAAGAATTTTTACGAACTTATATATTATAATATGAAAGAATTTAATATGAAGCAATGGCTTATGGAAAATAAGTCTGGAGCATATTCAAAAACTATACTTACTGAGAATCAATTAATGGATTCTGAGATCTTGGGTAAAGAGATTGCAAAAGCACATCCTGAATTAATTAGATATCGTCATGATGGTCAAACTAAAAAATACCAAGATGCTATCTTTACGTATGCAGGTCAAATGTTACAAGGTGCTGGTGTTAGTTTAAGTACGGTTAGAGGCTTGGCTATGGATCAAGATTGGGCTATGGAATTGGTTTCTACTGTAGGAAAAGAATTAGAGCATGGAGGAGATAACCTAGGGGAAGGTTCTGGAGGTTTCTATACGACTACTTATTTAATGAAAAAATTAGGAAGTGAAAAAGCAGCATTTGCAGTGATTGATAGTTTTGCGGAAGATCGTGAATCTGAAGAAGATCCTGAAGGTGATAATGCCCGTGATTACTTACTAAGTATAGATAATGCTGAAGAATTAGAAAATGTACTACGGGATTATTTAGGGAAAGGTATAAGAGAAATTAATCCTACTGCTTTAGGTGCACCACAAGCTGCTGCGGATGCTGAGATGCAACAACAAGATGATGTAAGTGAAGATATGACTGGCTTTGTTAATAAAGTAACTCCTGCAGAAACCGGTATTAGTAAGTATTTAGATCTAATTCATAATCACGATTGGTTTCATCATTTTTCAGATGATCCAAGAGCTTGGAGACAAGGTCAAGCAGAAAAAGCAGATCTAAAACATCTCTATTCTACTCTAACTCCAGACGAGAAGCAAAAAGCTATGGATGCTTTTATAGATAAGTACTTAGAAATACATGATCCAAAGCAATTTCCTAACGCAGCAAATAACGTTAAATACTTAACTACAGATACTTTCAAAGGATCAATTTAAAGGGAGAGTTGGAAGTGTGAGAAAAAGTTCATAACTTCTTTAAATACTAATAAAGTATTCTTCTTTTTAATAGAAAATAAAAAAAGGAAAAGTAAAAGAAAAATAAAGGATATGGAAAAAGTAATTGTTTTGGGGCTACCTGGATGTAGTCATTGTAAAGCACTTATAGAGGGGTTGGATAATAGGGGAATCTTATATAAATTACTAGATGCTGATAGTAATAGTCAATTAGCTGATAGGATGGAATCCCTTTTAAAAACAAATGAATATCCTATAGTCATAGTAGAGGGAACTCGAGGAAGTACTTACTTATATAGAGTAGATTCTTACGAAGAAGCTAAATCAAGTCCTGTAGTTTATGCAACTAAAGTAGGATGTGTTTCTATAGATTCTATGATAGAGCAAATTAAAAAATACAATAAATAAATAAATATGCGTTATAAAGCACTGGTTACGACCAAGTTAGAAAGATTAGATAATTATATAGGGAATATAAACTCCCTTCTTTCACAACCTAATTTAAGTAGAGAGAAGTTTGAAAATTGGTTTACTACTGTAAAAGAGCAAATCGCAGAGATTCAAACTTTAGTTAATACAGAACACGAAGGTTAAAATAAAGTTGGTTCTTTAATATCAAGTACTTATATTATGGATAAAACCATTCTATATGTTATCAGCAGAACAAATTCAAGCGAACTTAGAGAAGTTCTATGCAATTATTGAAAAATATATTTCTGAACCGAGAGCTACTAGGCTATTAGCTTTATATCAAGAACAAGAGGATAATTTAGCCTTTGCCCCAGCCTCTTCTAGAGCATCTTACCATAATGCATTCCCAGGTGGGTATGTAGACCACGTTAATAGAGTTGTAGAAGCAGCTATAAGAGTAACTAAGCTGTGGTCAGAAATGGGAGCTACTATTAACTTTACAGAAGAAGAATTAGTATTTTCAGCAATTAACCACGACTTGGGTAAGTTAGGTAGAGATGGTCAACCAGCCTATATTCCTAACGATTCAGAATGGCACGTAAAGAATCAAGGCGCTATCTATAAGCCTAATACAGAGCTTGCCTTTATTCCAATCCAAGACAGTTCCCTATTTATATTACAACAGGCAGGTTTAGAACTTACATTTAATGAGTGGGTTGCAATTAAAACTCACGACGGTTTATACGACGATGGAAATAAAGCTTATTTAATTTCTAGTCAAAATGAATCTAAGCTAAGATCTTCTTTACCTCTTATCTTACATCAAGCAGATATTTTAGCTGCAAGAGTAGAATGGGAGAAAGAGTGGATTGATAAAGTAGGCGCACCTATTAAGAAAGAAGTAAAAGCATCAACACCGGGTCAATTTAAACAAAAAGCAGATAGTGCAAAATTATCTAGCATTGGTAAGAATAACCCTGGATTATTAAACGCATTAAAAGGATTATAATATGGGAATGTTAATTATGCTATTCATTTGGATAGCAACTGTAATTGGTTGGATTATATACAACCTCTATCAAAAAAACGTAAAGCTAGAAACTACTGTACTTGCACAGGCCAACTTTATTGGAGGCTTACAGCAGTTAATAGGTGAGTCTGAAAAAGCACTTAAGAATCTAGATGATAAGATCTGGATGGATAGTGATATAGAGTTACAAACAGTATTTCAAAATCTAAAAGCAGTACAAGAGGGTTTAAATCAATTCAATAAGCGATAATGGTAGAAGACATTTTCAAAGTCGAAGAAGCGGAAGTTACACTTACGAAGGATGGAAAAGTTAGAAAAAGAAGGCCGAAGAAGTCGATAGACTACTTTACTTTAGATACACAGCAAGCTATTTTAGATTATAGATTAGAAACTTCTCAAGCTAAAAGAAATAAGATCTTTAATGAAAAGATCTATTATGCTTTTTATAAATTAGCTGAAAATATTATTCATACTTTTAAGTTTTACTATACTGAAGTAGATAATATTAACGAATTAAAGCATGAAGTGATTGCTTTTCTTTTAGAGAAACTACACCTATACGATCCAAGTAAAGGTAAGGCTTATTCTTATTTCGGTACTATTGCAAAGAGGTATTTAATTGTTTATAACAATAATAACTATAAGAGATTAAAAGGTAAAGCACCTGTTGAGGATGTAGATTCTGATAAGACAATCACAAATAACCTACTTCTAACCCAGCCAGAACCTCTTGAAGAGTTAAACTTTATAGACCTTTTTATTAAGAAAGTGGACGACGATCTTTTAGATTTATTCCCTAAAGCTCAAGAAGCTAGAGTGGGAGATGCTATTTTAGAGCTTTTTAAACGTAGAGAGAATATCGACATATTTAATAAGAAGGCTCTCTTTATATACATAAAAGAGATTACAGATGCACCTACTCCTATCATTACCAAGGTGATAAAGGTATTGAAAGAGATTTATAAAGAGATGTTGAACCATTATCTAGAAGAAGGTACAGAGATTAACATTTTCTCTAAATAGCTATTTATTTAAAATAGTATTATGAATCTCGATTTTGAATTATATGATGGAAAGAAGTACTCTGATCTAGTACAAGATGTAATTAAGAACCATAAAAACAAGCAATCTAAAATCAGTACCTTAATAAGTCAATTGACTGAAATGGTCGGTGAAGAGGTTGGAAACGCTGTTATAATAGTTCCGTTAATTAAAGAATACCTGGAGATAGATGTTAAAAATGATGACGCTCTCGTAAAACTAGCTTCTATATTACAGAAGGGAGGTCAAACAACTGAAGGAGGAGATGGGGGACTTAGCGAGAAGGATCTAGAATTATTATTTAGCGATATACAAAAATCTACAGTTCCTTTACAGGATAACGTTATAAAAGAGTTACCAGACATACAAAAATAATGGCAAATAATTTTTTTGATATTATAAGTAGTCCTGATGGCTCTGGTCAAGCAAGCGGTCAAAGCTACATACTAGGTAGAGTAGCTCATATTGTTTATGGACCCTACTACCCTGGAACTACTATACCTGATCCTAATTATACGAATCCAACTGATCTAGGTAAGATTTTATTTGAAATTTTAAACGGAACTCAAAGTAGTACTTTTAATAGTGAAGGAAACCAACCTGCTATGCCTTTCTACTCTTGGATGAAGCAATATCCAACAGAGGGAGAGTATGTTCATATTGTAACAGGACCAAGTTTAGGTCTAAATGAAAATACAAATCAGAAGAGTTACTACTACTTACCTCCTTTTAATTTATGGGGAGCAGTTAACCACAACGCACTTCCTAATTTAACTGATTATAATGAGCATGTAACTGCAGTAAAAGTTAACTATCAGCAAAACGGAATTACAAATCAAACATCCAATCTTACTACAGGATCGATTCAATATCCTTTAGGGAATAATTTTCCTGAAAAGCCCAATATTAAGAACCTGGAAATGTTTGTAGGAGATATTGCTTTTGAAAGTAGAGTAGGTAGTTCAATAAGATTTGGATCTTCGTTAATATCAAATAGAGATAAAAATTATTGGTGGGACGGACCAGAGGGTAACCCTATCACAATTATTAGAAACGGCCAAGGAAGGCAAGTAGACCAAGAAGGATGGATACCAACAATAGAAAATATTAATAGGGATCCTTCTTCAATTTATTTAACAAACGGACAGGTAGTTGAAATAGTAGATATAAATAAAAACTTTCCTTTAACAACTCTAGGAGTTACTTTACAGGCTGATTTAGTGGCTAATGTTATACCTTTAAATCAACAATTGACCAGCTTAGATTCACTTTCTGCTAATACACAGGATGTACGTATCAATAATCAAAATCCAAATGTAATCAGGTAATGTATAAACCAGAATTTCCATATAAAGGTAATCAAGTAATAATTTCTTCAGGAAGAGTTACAAATCATTCTTATGATGACTTTATCTTTATGTTCGGAAAAAAAGGAGTAGCTATTTCGAGCCCTGCTACCTTTACTGTTGATGCCACTGAAAGTACTAGTATTTCTTCTGGATTTATAGAGTTAGGTCTAAGAGCAAAATTAGAAGGCGATCCCATTCTCTTAGGTAGAAAAACAGCTTTTCAATTAGGACAATTGTTAGATAATTTACAAGCTTTAGGAAAAAGTTTATCTAATATTAACGAATCGGGTTTAGCAAAAGCACTTCCTGAAATCATAGCATCAGCTAAGATACTCGCAGACACTGCACCTGTTATAAAGAAGCAGTTACAAGGTCCTTGCTTATCAAAAACAACTTATACTAAGTAATGGCTACACCTAAAGATCCAATAGAGACCCTGATAGTATTCTTTTCAAAGTCAATAGCGACTTTTCAAGTGAGTACTTATAAAATATTATGGGGTGTACCTGTAGAAAAATCCGCAGCTTCCTTTTCTGCAACAATTAAGACTACGCCAAAAGAAAAAAAATCCAACTTCTTACAGTCTGGTTTATTCAATATACTAGATACTATAAACGGCTTAGATATTTGTAGTGTATTATCCTTTATAACAACTACTATTAACTCTAAACCGCCAAAAAGGAGTACTAGTCCTGATCCTGTTGAGAAAGCTTTATATGCCGTACAAGATATAGCAAAAGAAGTACAAGATACTATAGACAAATATTTAGCTCTTCCTACTACTTTGGTTAGAAGCTATGCTGGAGTACAGCCCCAAGCTATTACTCAGAAGCAAGCTATACAAGATTTTGGACCGCCTGCACCTGGAGAGACTCAAATTTCAGGTACAAGATTACTAGCATTTAACACCTATAACCTTTTACAAAATTTAAAAGATTTACTTGAGACAATCTCTCCTAATAATCCTAATTCCATTTTTACAGGAGAAGATGCTACGTTACTTTCTCAAGTACCTGGATTAGGAGGTAGTTTAAACTACGTCGATAATTTTGTTGGTTATATAAATCAGTATACCGACTATAGAAATATAAATAACGAAGATCTTCAGAAGTTATTAAAGAAAATAAATGACATAAGATCGGTTTGTGTAACAATACAGACACTTAGTTTTAAATCCGCACTAGCTTTACTAGGTAATTTTTTAGGTTCAGATGTTAGAGCTCAAATACAAAAATTATCAGAAGTACTTGACCCTACTAAAATACTTCCTACAATAAAACAAATTGCAAATCAAGTAAATAGTTTTATTCAAATAGCTCAAAAAATTTATAATGTCATAAGACAGTTACAGTTTTTAATTAAGCTAGCTCTATTATTAATAAAGATATTAAAGTTTATAGGTACATTCTTCTTAAGCTTACCTCTTCCAAATTTATTTACGACTCACGGAATTACTGCATCACTTGAAAAAGCTAGACAATCAGCTGAGAATAAAAATAATCAGGTAATTAAAAGATTAGAGCAAATAAATAGCTTACTTGCAGTAATATTAAGCTTTGTTAGGTACTTATTGGAAAATGCTACGGGATTATTAAATAGACTACAAGTACTAATAGCAAAACTAGAAGGATGTGAGTCAACAAAAGATTCTGCAGTACTACAAGACTTAAGAGATAGCTATAGTAACTTAAAGAGAATACAGGAACAATTAGCAACTTATATACTTATACACGACGGAAAAACAAGTCCTGATACTGCTTTGTTCGGTAAATACAGTATTCGTGTAGTAGAGGAAGAGTTAACTGATAAGTCGATAAAAAATAAGCGTAGAAGAGGTATTGCAGTAGATCCAGATGGAGCTATAGTAGCACAATCTGATTTAACTTTTGCAACTAATACTGCTATTATAATTGAAGAAGTTAAGGTAAAGCTTTTAAGTTCGAATTTAGTATCATCTCAATTTAACTTATTAGATGCTTCAGATTTAGCAGTAATAGCAGCTTCTGTGAATTATTTAGAGAATGATACTGTTATGAGCGAAGACTTTAATTTCGATAGTCTACTTAAAGAAAGCAAAGATTTACCTGACGGTGCAGATGAGACTCAAGGCTTAGGTTTGAACGCCTTTATTAATAACTTATCAGGCGGTAGACGCTTGAGAAAGAGAGTTAGAACAGCTTTAGATGCCTCTAGTACTACCTTTAAAAACCAAGTATCTCAAGAGAAAGTTAACGGAGAAAACTTATTAAAAACAGATAATATAGCTAGTTCAGTAGGAACAGGAAATGAACCGGCTGCTCCAAAGACAAAAAAGTAATAAACAAATATTTATAACAATATGGGACAAACAGATTTACTTAGAAAACTTATACGTGAAGAAGTCCGCGCAGTCTTCCAAGAAGAACTTGCAGGTATTCTGAAAGAAGCGATAATCGCAAACAGACAGCCTATTGTCGAAACAAAGACCTCGGCTAAACCAGCTATTCCTGGAACTCTTAATACTCAACCAGTTAGAAGAATGGCTCCGCCAGTATTAAGTTCAAACAATCCTTTGAATAGCCTACTTGCTGAAACAGCAAATGCTATGTCAGGTGATGATATGGAGAGTTTTAGCTTCGATTCGAGCATGGCTCAAGGGTATGGCGGAATGGGAATGGTAAGAGAAAATGCACCAGTAGTAGAATCAGTGGGCGAAATGTTTGCAGCAGCAAGACCGAGCTCAAATTTAGATGCAATTCAAATTAACGCTGTTCCAGATTTTACAGCTTTAATGGCTAAAATGCAACAAAACGGAGAAGTTTAATGGCATATAACGTACGAAATATAAATGTATTAGATCTAAGACCTTCCACAGGAATTGGAGTCTCTATACCTTTCAGCAATCCTGCTGTTTTCGAGACTGTATATAACACTAAAGATCAAACCAAGTATAATTTAATAAATTTCTTATTGACAGATCCTAGAGAAAGAATATTTAATCCTTCTTTTGGAGCTGGTCTTAGAGGTAAATTATTTGAGCAAATAACTAACACTACAGTAGAGGATTTAGATACTCTAATCAGAAGTGGTGTACAAGCTTATTTTCCAAACGTAGTTATAACGGATCTAACTTTTGGAGGTAATCCAGATGAGAATAACTTGACTGTTAATTTCTCATACACTATTAGAAACACTAGAGAATCTGACAATATAACACTAAGCATCAATGGCTAATAAAGACATAAGATATTTAAATAAAGACTTTAACACCTTTAAAGAGGCGTTGATAGAGTATGCAAAAGCATATTATCCAACCTCTTACAACGACTTTTCTACATCCTCTCCTGGTACTATGTTTATTGACATGGCTGCTTATGTAGGAGATGTATTAGCTTTTTACTTAGATAATAATACTCAAGAGACTTTTTTAGAGTATGCAAAGCAACCTTCCAACCTGTATAACTTAGCTTATATGCTCGGTTATAGACCTAAAGTAACTTCAGCAGCTATTGTTAATCTAGATGTTTATCAGCAATTACCTGCATCAGGCGCCGGCTATTTACCCGATTATAACTATGCACTGACTATCGAGTCCGGTATGCAAGTTAGATCTAATGTAGATACAACAATGTATTTTTACGTTCCAAACGTAGTTAACTTTAACCTATCATCTTCTATTAATCCAACTGTCGTATCAACCTATACTACTGTAGGAGGAAATCCAAATACATATCTTTTAAAGAAAACAACTCAAGCTATTTCAGGTCAAGTTAAAACAACTACATTGACTTTTGGAGCAGCAGAGAGATTTCCTACTAGGATTATACAAGATACTGATATTATCGAAATTATAAGTATTGATGATAGTAATGGTAATAAATGGTACGAAGTTCCTTACCTAGCTCAAAACTATATTTTAAAACCTATACAGAATACTCAAGCAGCTTATCCGCAATTATATTCTCAAGCTAACGAAGTTCCTTATGTCTTAGAAAAACTACTTGTACCAAGAAGATTTGTTTCTAGATTTAAAGAAAATAGTACCTTAGAATTAGAGTTTGGTGCAGGTATATCAGCTGTATCTTCTTCTGTCTATATTCCTAATCCAAACAATGTAGGTATAGGTACTATAAACGGTATATCTCTTTTAAATACTGCTTTCGATCCAACTAACTTTGTAACAAATGATAGCTACGGTCTAGCACCTCAAAATATAACTTTAACTGTTACATACTTAGTAGGTGGAGGTGCAGCTTCAAACGTACAAGTTAATCAATTAACTAATATCGTAACTAGTACTTCTGTATTCGAAGGTACTCCTTCCAATCCAACCTTACAAACAAACGCATTAAATTCTTTAGCAGTTAATAACGCAGAAAGAGCAGTAGGTGGTGGAGATGGTGATAGCCCAGAGCAGTTAAGATTAAATACTTTAAATCAGTTCCCATCACAAATGAGAGCTGTAACACAACAAGATTATTTAGGTATTACTTTAGGTATGCCTCCTAAGTTTGGTCAAGTAGCTAAGGCTTATGTAACTAAAGATGAAGCTACCTTTGCACAGTATGTATTAAATGAACCAGGCGAAAGAGATCCTTTAGCAACTTCACTTTATATATTAGGCTATAACTCCTCAGGACAATTTGAAGTTCCAGGATCGGCTTTATTACGTAACATTCAAACATACTTAAAAGAGTATAGAATGTTAACTGATACTATTAGATTAAAGCCTGCTTATATTATTAACATTAAAGTTAGTTTCGATATTATCATATTACCAAACTATTCTGCAAGAGATACTTTAGGTTTATGTGTAAAGTTACTTAGAACTTTCTTTAATAGAGAGAATTGGCAAATAAATCAACCTATTATACTTTCTACTATCTATACTTTATTAGATCAAGTAGCAGGAGTACAAACAGTAAGTAAAATTGCAATAAATAATTTAGCAGGAACAACTGCAGGTTATTCAGAATATAGTTACGATATAGCAGGAGCAACTTTAAACGGTGTAATTTATCCTTCGTTAGATCCTAGTATCTTTGAGGTTAAATACCCTGATGTCGATATTCAAGGACGCGTAGTAACAATGTAATAAAATGGCAGTATATCAAATATTCGCATCCGCTGATGCAACAATTTACTCTAGATACCCGGTTAAAAATACTGGTATAGATCAAGTACTGGAAGTATCTGTTAAGAATTCACAAGCCGGGCTTGCATTCTATAATAGAGATCAACTCGTTACTCAAAATCCTTACTACACTTATGACTTAGCTGCTAATTCTAATTATAATACTTCTGGAGAATTATTTCCTCAAACAGATATTAGAAGATCGGTATTACAGTTTTCTAATGCTGATATTAATAGGTTAAAAACCTTCGCAGCACAAGCTAAAAGCGGCTCTTACGAGGCGAGTTTAAAGTTAAGTTTAGCTTTTGCTCAAAATTTAAGCACTACTTATTCCTTAGATGTATATCCTATTTCTCAATCCTGGTCTATGGGTACTGGCAGATTTGCACAAGTACCTCAATCCACTAATGGAGTATCTTGGTTATACACAGGAATTTCCGGTAGCTCTGCTCCTTGGGCAGAAGATGCTTTTGTTTGGGATAACATAGACTTACCTACCTGGGAGAGTGCTAGCTTAAATTGGAATTTTATTCCTAGCGGTTCTTCTCCTTACTATGTAACGGGCGGCGGATCATGGACTAGTACTCCTGCATCTCAAAGCTTTGACTACATGTCAAATAAGGATCTGAATGCAGATATGACCGGTATTATGGAAGAATGGTTCTCTGGTTCAATTCCTAACTACGGAGTTATTGTAAAACATCCTCAAGCTGTAGAAGAAGATCCAAATGCATTTATCGACTTAAAGTTCTTCTCGGTAGATACACATACAATCTATCCTCCTACTATTCAATTCAAGTGGGATGATTCAAATTACTATCCTCAAGGTACTAATTATGTATTAACAGATCAAGTTACTGTAGTATTAGCTAACAATCCAGGACAGTTTACACAAGGCGAAACTTATAAGATGAGATTATCTACTAGATATACTTATCCTCCGCGTCAATTCACAACATCTTCCGTGTACTTAACTAACTTAATTTTATCTGAACAAACTTATTGGGCTTTACAAGATGTTAAGACAGGTGAAATGATCGTTGATTTTGACGAAAACTTTACTAAAATTAGCTGTGATAGTGTAGGAAACTACTTTACTTTATATACTACAGGGTTAGAAATTAACAGATATTATCGTTTATTAGTTAAAACAAAGATATTCTCTACAACTTACGGTCCTTTATCAGTATACGATAACGAACAATCAATTTATAATGCATTATCTTTATACGGATCAGCAGATTTAGCACTATTACCAGCAGAAGAAGTTGTTTATAGTGGTCAAAATTTAGTATTTAAAATCGTAGCATAATGAGTGAAAAAGTTGAGTTAGTAAAAGAGGTCTACGGACGCAATACCTATCCTAGAGTAGTAGATATTCAGTTTAGTGAATTGTATAATCCAGTAGTAGCTGATACCGTTTCAGAGCAAGTTACAGTAGAAGCCTTCTTTGACTTATATAATCAACTGTTTTTCGAGATTCCTGCTACAGGAGAGGTAAATTCTCATGAATATTTAGTTGCAAGAAGTACAGAATATTTAGGAGGAATAGTTTTAACTGATACAGAAAAAGCTTATATTGAAGAGATAAACTCTCTAAGACAACAATTACTTGAAGCAAACGCAAACTACGCAAATTTAACTAAGATAATATAATGGAGATAGTTGATATCACATACCTAGGATCGACCGAACAGTACCAAGAGTATAATCCTTCTGATCTTACTTTAGTTAATAAAGCTTTTATTACTCCTTCCTTTGGTGGACCGACAGATTATATTGAACTTTTTATAAAAGATCAAGCCGGAACAGTTATAGGAAGTAATTACAATGTTACTAAGTATAATATTGGAAGTAATTTAGATCCTAAAACTGGAACTACCAATGTTTTATACTTAGATCCTGAAGCAGATGCTAAGGAACAAGGCTTTAATAGAGGTAGTGTTAATGTAAAGTATAACTTTTTTAGGAAGTTTATCGCCTCTAGTCCGGATCCATCTACGAATTTCTGGATTAAAGAGATTTCTAGGTCAAGAACAGAGATAAAATGTGCTCGTCAAGACCTATCTAACATAGAATTAGCTACTGCTTTTAATGAGTTTAACGGGGTTCTCGGTACTGATGCCTATTACCCAGACTTCTTATTAGATTTCGGTAGAGACGTGCAGATAATTGGGGTAAATGCGGTCTACATAGAGGAAGCAGATCAAGGCTATGTCATCTTTAAGCTTTACGAACCTCTTCCTTCAGACTTTGATATTAAATCTACTTTTTGGGTAGTAACTCAAGCTGCAGAACCAGCAGAATTTAACGTTACTGTTAATGTAGCTGCAGAAATTTTACCTGATTCCGTACCTTTACGAGGTCCAAACTACAAAGTAAATATAACTGACAAGATAGGAAAAACTACTCCCTACTATAACTACTCTTCCTTGTATATAACCGCTGTAACTTCCTCTTACCAGCAGTTACAATCCCTAATGGATGAGAAAGGAATTCAAATTAACGTAGATTATAGTGATTTTGGAAACTTTACCCACTTCTCTTCTGTAACAGAAAGACTTTATAACTTTGTTTATAAGCTACAGTCCATAGAATCTGCTTCTGCTGCATTATCTGCACCAAATACAACAAGTGCTAGGATACTTTTACAAAAAGAGATTGATAACACTATTCAAAAGTTTGATGGATATGAGTATTATTTGTATTTTACCTCCGCTTCAACAGCTTGGCCAAAAGCTTCTACTACTCAACCTTATGCTCTTTACTCTGTAACCTCTTCGCAAGCTAATAACTGGCTAGGAGGTGTTACTGTTACTCCAACAGCTACGACAATGAGTATGTATTACTCAGCGTCTTTGTATGATAATAATAACAAAGATTGGTTGCAGTATGCAACTCCTGCTTATATTAAAGATGATCCAAGTAATATACCTTATTTAGTCTTTTTAGACATGGTAGGTCAGCATTTCGATAATGTTTGGATTTACCTTAAAGATTTAGGTAATAGATACTCTGCAGAAAATAATCCTTTCGTGGGTGTTTCAATGGATCAAGTAGGTGATGCATTAAAAAGCTTCGGTATTAACTTATATACCAATACAAACATATCAGATAATATCTACTATTCCTTATTAGGTATTAATCAAACCGGTTCCGCTCTCCCTGTTACATCAAGTAACTACGCTGCAGTTAAAATTTCAAGTAGTAGCTTGTATCCATTACCAGGAAACACTTATTTAAGCTCTTCTTTATCTTTACCTCCCTTTGGAAATGAGTTTATCAGTAGATATGTTACAACTTTTATTACTGCCTCACAAGTAACAACTTCTAGCTTTGCAACTTTACCTGCAGAGCAGTTAAAAAACGAGACCTACAAACGCTTATACCATAATCTAGCTTACTTACTTAAGACTAAAGGTACAGAACAGGGCGTGAAAGCTTTAATATGTACTTACGGTATCCCTGAAGATATTTTAACTGTAAACGAATACGGCGGATACAGCATTTACGACGTAGCTGGTATTCAAGAATTAAATAATAATAATATTACTACAGGAAGTGTATTACAAATTTCAAGTAGTTTATTATCTCCCTATACAACATTACAGTATTATCAGAACATATACGATAAAACATCACCAGATATAGAAGTAGGATTTTCTCCTACAGATGCTATTAACGCAGCTATTACCTCATCAGGGTATGTAACTGCATCTAGTCAACCAGGCTATTTCAATATCATGCAGTATATTGGAGCTCCTAACTTACAATATTCAAGCTCTTATTTTCCTTTAGATAAATTAGAAGATACTTTTTTTGCTAATACAATGACAGGTAACTCTCAAACAAAGCTACAAAGGTTTAACGTTTGGGATTTTATTAGATCTATAAAGTACTATAACAACTCCTTATTCAAAATGATTAAGGATTTTGTACCTGCAAGAGCTAATTTAAGTACAGGAGTTATAGTAAGATCGCATATCTTAGAAAGAAATAAGTATGCAAGACATGAACCTTATGTTGTTATTAGCGGTAGTATATCTACTATTAATGTAATTGCTATATCAGGATCTGCACCTGGAGGTATTAACTATAATACTTCTTATACTGCTTCTGTACCGGTTCAATATCTTAGCTCTTCTAATTACTTAGCTACAGTACCAGGACTTATTCCAGAAATATCTAATACAGGAATTGAAAACTATACTGGAGAGTATAGCGGATCTAATTTATTTATTTCTAATTACTTTCCTCAAGTAGGTGTTTCTAGTTACTTAGCTCCCAATACGTCTTCTGTAGCTCCCTCACAGCATGGAGGACAGAATATCATGTTTACAACCTACTCTTTAAATTATTTAGTAAACAATGTAACAGGTTCTGTTATATCTCAAAAGTTTTTAGATTTAGATTATAATACCAATCAAATAATTCCTGTTAACTACGGATTAATTACTCAATCTATAAGTCAATCTAATGTAATAGGACCTGCCTCTCAAAGCGCTCAACCATATTCTCAATACGCACAGCTACAAGATTATAATTACTACTTGCGTAGAAGTATACTTCCAAGATATAGTGGATCCTTTATTTCTAGTTTATATTATAACGTATATACCCCACAAAGTCCATCATATTCAGGAGATATTTCTTATGGTAAGAATCCAGTAATTAATTACTATACAAGTAAGCTTGGATTATTTACCCAAATAGCAACAAGTTCATTTATACCTGGAGCTGTGAATGCATCTGTAGCATATTTTGCAGATGTATCAGGAGGTCTAGCTGAATTAAATCAAAATAATAAGAGCTGGCAAGATTTTCAAAATATATTTGTAGGTGGTCAAACCTTAACAGTTAAGCAATTTGACAACAGAAAGTATTCAAACCAAGTAGGTACCGACGGTATAAAAACTATCTATAATAGCGGGTATAATTACACTCCTGAATTATATTTTGCAACAAATTACGATACTAAGCTGTATTTTAGTTATGTAGGAAATGCTACTGCCGGTGATTTTCAATCTCAAAACTCAGGAACACCAAACTTCTATATAAGTGGAGCAGCTAGTCCTACCTATCTTGCAGATCCTA